CGAGCGCAGCGGCCCCCGCAGCTTCATCCACTCGGGCAGGAACCGGTACCCGTACTTCGACTTCTGCAGCAGCTTCGCCGATTCCCGCTCGGTCTTGCTGATCATGATGACCGTGCGGTCGGGGTAGAAGAACGTCAGCCAGAAGCAGTACGTGGCGATCAGGGTGGAGAACCCGATCTGGCGGGCCTTGAGCACGACGACGTAGCGCTCGTGCAGCCACGTGTCGACCGTCTCGATCTGGGCGTCACGCAGGTCGAGCAGGATCTTGCCCCGCTCGGGGTGACGGATGCACCAGAAGTTGTGGCAGAAGTACTTGAACGCTTCGAGCAGGGCGTCGGGACCGACCTCCCACGGCGGGGCGCAGCGCCGCCACTGCTTCTCCAACAGCAGCTCGTCGAAGTTGCCGGGGACCTCAGGCATCGCCGACCCCACGCTCGGCCCGCAGGGCGGCGGCACCCTGGGCGAGCAGCTCGTCGAGCTGCTCGTCGGACAGCTCGGCGGGCTTGGCGAACGTCACCTCGATGGCGGGCGGCTTGATCGAGTTCGTCGCCTCCAAGTACAACTTGGCCGCTTGCACCTGTGTCTTGTTGTCAGGGTCGATGGCGGCCCGGTAGAGCGTGTCGAGCACCGACTGGATGCGGTCGGGGTCACCGACGACGGCCTTGGCCTCGCGGTCCCACGCCTCGCGGAACACCGGATCGTTCATCCAGTCGCGGATCGAACGGATGTGGACGCCCAGCTCGTCGGCGAGCTTCGCCTGGGTCGGTGGCTCCCGTTCGCTCTTCGGCGTCGTCAACCATTGCATCAGGCGCAACCGGCGGGGGTCGTCGGACCACAGTGATCGCGTGCGCGGCATACCAGGAGCCCGAGCTGTCCCGCCCACCCTCCGCGGGGTGGCTTTGCCTACCTCGTGCTGGGGGTAAGTTCCCGAGCGAGTGTTCAGTCTGGGGGTGATGCAGATGACTCTGTGTCCGTTTGGGCAACCCGTCGGCACGCGCCGGGACCCGCAGTGGTGCCCGCTGGTGTCGGCCGACTTCCGGTCCTGCCACTGCCTGATCGAGGTGTTACGTCACGGCCTCGACGACGCCGATGACCAGTCGACGCACATCTGCGCCTGGTGGCGTGACGCCCACGCCTGGGAGTACGAGTGGCCCGAGCGGGTCATGCTGCCCGAGTTCGGGGAGGTCCGCGAGCGTGAACGACCGTGAGCCACCGGGCCTCGGCCCGTACATCGTGGTGTTCGCGATCCTCGGCATGTTCGGCTGGATCGTCGCCCTGACGTTCCTCGTGCGATGGCTGATCCGGCTGTGAGCACCGAACCGCCGTTCGATGCCCTTCGGCGCATCGCGCTTCGCATCCGCGACGAGGCGAACGTCGCGGCGCGGGCAGGCCAGCACGATCGGCTCAACGCCATCGCCGACGACATCCTCGCGATCACCGATGGCGACCGAACCGGAATGTGGGAATCCGATGCCAGCTAACGAACCGCCGTCCGAATCTCGTGACGCTGGGTCAGCAGCTCCTGTCCCCAGCGCCGCGACAGACCCCGGGGGTGCGTGGCTGCGCGCCCCTGGGGTCGCTACCGGACCGCCGTCCAACCTCGTGCTCTGCGACGGCGTCGACTGCCCCGTCGCCTGGGCGTTCCGCGACCCGCCGACCGCGCACTACCACCCGCGGCCCCACGGACCGGAGCTACCTGAGTGACCGTCAACGGCATCTGCCACATGCTGTGGGACGACGACGGCATCCACCTGTGCGGCAAGACCGCCGAGCACAGCTTCATGCATCTCTGCGCCTGCGGCGCCTCGCTCCTCATGGGCACCTCGTCGTTGACCGACGAGGTGCGCCAGGCCCGCAAGCCGGACTGCCCCGTCTGCAACGCCCGCAGCGGCCGACCGTGCCACACGAAGGCCGGGGCCGTCATGACCGGCATCCATCGTGAGCGCAGCTTGGAGAGCGGCGCCACCTGATCGCAGCCGGGGGCCGGGTCCTCCCTGGGCGGGTGGTTCCGCCCCCGGCTGCACTTGACGGCCGTGCAGGTCGGCCTCTACCGTCGTAGGTCTTGGCAAGGCATGGCCTGGCAGGGCAAGGCCCGGCATGGCATGGCTTGGTAGGGGGCGACGGGCCGCTCAAGGCCCGTCGCCCTCTTCGTCTGGCGGATGGGACGGACGACACCGAGCGCAGCGAGGTAGGGGACAACATCGCGTACCAGGTAGACGCAGATGTCTGCGCCTCCCGGTTCGTCACCGGCGATCGCCCGTCAGAGGGGCATCGGCTGCGCGTCCACGGTGCCCTGGGAACGAGGTGTGGGCGGCAGCGTCGGTCACCACGTCCCCGACAGCGTCGACTGCTACAAGGTCGGGAGGGTCCCAGGGCTCCGTCTGTCTGTCGGTCAGTCAGACAGGAACGGCCCGGCACGAAGCGAAGCGAGAGTGCCGGGGCGTTCACACCGCCGACCGTTGTTGCAGGGCGACAGCCAGACCTCCGGCTGGCGCCCTCGGTCTGTCTGTCTGTACTGGTGCATTTCGACCAAATGCACGACGGGACTCCGACACAATCCAGACCACCCCCACCGCGTTCGGTAGTTATTGCGCTGTCCATTAAAGAACATCCCTATTCAATCATGTATATAGGGGGAGGGTGTATGCCCCGGTCGCCCCATAGGCGCCCGGGGAATCGGATGCACGTCCGATGGCACACGCAGGCACGATGCACTGCGTGTATCCACGCATCATTGTTGGTGTGATTGACGCTTTATCGCATACATATGGATGGGCAACCCCGCCCATTCAGAACCCCGTGCCTACCGCAGTCAACAGGACCAGCGTACAGAGGCGCCCTGAGCAGGGGGTTCGGTCCGTGATTCTGAGAATCACGAGAGACAACAGGAGTACAGCAACATGGCTGACAACGAGTTCAACTTCGGCCCCGCGACGGCGATCGTCGTCAAGTGGACGGCGGCCGATGAGGACCGCTACGCGGACGACTACGACAAGGCCCGTGAGTTGGGCGGCATCGTGGTCGATTGGATGGAGGCGACTGGCGAGATCAGCCAGCGTGCGTTCGTCCGTGGGATGGGTTACGACGACAAGAAGTTCGCCGGTGTGGTCACGAAGGTCCGTCGGTCCTTCGTCGTCGCGACGGTCAAGCCCGCGCTCGTCGAGAAGTACGAGCGTCAGACCCCGGAGGGTGAGCGGACCCTGTCGGGTCTGGTGACGTTCATCGACATGCAGGGTTCCAAGGCCCCGAAGGCCAAGGAGCTGACCCCGGCGCAGCGCAAGGTCGTCGCGGCCAAGGTCAAGGCCATCAAGGCCGAGCTGGCCGGGCTGGACAAGGCGCTGGTCAAGGCCATCCTGGCCGACCTCGCCAAGTGATTCTGAGAATCACAGGCTGATGCCGTCTGACGGCAGCCCGCGGGTGCGATCCGTGGGCTGTCCCGGACTGGCCGCATCAGGCCACCACCGGCGCCACCTGGGCGCCGCTGGACAGACAGGAGGTCATCATGACCCGTTCCCAGTTCCTCAAGCTCTCGATGCGTCGCATCGAGGATCAGCGTGACAGCGAGGCGTACGGCGCCGAGCGCGACTGGTCGTATCTCACCGATCCGTATGCGATCGCGCAGCGTGACGGCTTCATCACCGCTCGGCGGCTCGGATGAACGGCCGCCCGCTCCGCGTGCTCGCTGGCACCGTCGTCGTCGGTGACGTGATGGTCCAGCCCTACGACGACAGCCGCGGCACCGTCGTCGAGATTGTGCGTCTCGACTTCGACCGTGACCACGTCGGCATCCGCATCGCCACCAGCGATGGCGTGTCCAACGCGCTGTTCCACATCTTCGACATCGTCACCGTCGCGTCCTGATCAGTGCTCACCATCGGCCCATCGGCCGATGGTGGCTACCTGCTCAGGCAGGCCGCTGATTCCGATTCTGAGAATCACCGGACACACAGGAAGGTCGTCATGAACGATCCTCGTCCCACCATCCCCATGCAGACGCCGGTTCGCCCGGCGTGGCTCTACCAGGCGTCAGACACCGACGCTGAGCGCACCGGGCTCGGCCCGATCGGCGCCACCGATGCGTACAGCTTCCGCAACGGTGTGATCGCCTACTTCTCACCGGGCTTCGTCCACGTCCACGCTTCGGCCAACGATCACGCGATCACCATCCCGCGGGTGGCGTACGCGGTCACGAAGGCCGTGTGCCTGGCGTGCGGTCTGACCGACACCGAGGCTGCGCTCCTCGTCGAGGCGTCTGAGCGGTTCGCACGATGAACGGCGTCCTCGTCCTCATCATGCATGTGCTGAGCGTGCTCGGCATCACCTACGACGAGCCGTCGGCGCTGCCGGTGTGCTCGGACCGCACCGACGTCGTGTCGGTGTGGCGCGATGACCCGACGCCGTGCGATGTGCAGCCGTGGCAGCGCATCGACGTCTACGGCCTGACCATCGCCGAGTGTGACGACCTCGGTGGCGAGCCCATCGTGCTCGTCACCGGTGAAGGCGTCTGCGAAGGCGTGGACCACTGATGCCGTGCCACCGATGTGGTTGGAGCGACGCGGGCTGCACGGCGTGTAGCCCGACGCCGCCACGACGCGGCTACACCTGGCGCGAGTTCCGTCGGTCCGACTTCTTCTGGTGGCTCCTGATCATGGGGCCACTGCTGATCGCGACCGTCGTGATCTTCATCTACGGCGCGGTCACCCACCAGCCCGTGTGTTGGGAGGGCTACAACCAGAACGGCACGTACAGCAGCTGCTGACCTGACCCGCTGAGGCCAGCCAGTGGGTCGACCTATTGTAGGTCGACCTGCAGGCTGGCCGATTGCGTGCCAGAGCACGCCCGCTGGTTCTCGATTCTGAGAATCACCGGACAGACAACAGGAGTACCAACCTGATGGACATCTACTGCGGCCGCTGCGGCGAGCCCTGGGACAACGAGAGCATCCACGACCGCGTCGAGGAGCTGAAGGAGGACGGCATCACCGTCAAGAGCGTGGCGCCCACGTACGACAGCGTGAAGCGCGACTTCATCAAGCGTGGCTGCGTCGCGCTGGGCGGCAGCCCGTGCGAGCCCACCGGCTCGAAGCTGGCCGCCGTCAGCCAGATGCTGATGGAGGAGTTCGGCGACGACCTCGACGGCGTCATGTCGGACCTCGACGACTTCCGTGCGATGGGGCTGCTCGATGACTGAGCGGTTCACCTTCGCCAGCCTCGTCCGCGCCAAGGGGCGCGGCAACCGCATCGGGGGATGGGAGCAGCGCCATGACTCAGCCGTGCTGGCGTGGCAGGCCAACCGGTCCACGCTCACGGCCAACGAGAACATGGTGCTGACCGCGCTGCACGGGTTCTGGCTGATCTGCCAGCTGCACGGTGGTGACGGGTTCGTGCGTGAGCACGTGATCATCCCGATGCACATCGCGTTGAGCGACCTGCTCAACGTCGAGCTGGACCGACTCGACGGCGGCACGCTGTCGAGCTTCCTGTTCCAGCTCGCCGAAGACCTCGAGATTGAGGAAGTGCTGTGACCGATCAGCAGCTCTACGGCGACCACGTCTGCCGTAGCCAGGACCACGCGTGGGACGTCGAGCCAGTCGGCCAGATGTTCCAGGCCCCACCCGACACGGCCGGGCCGGTCGTGTCGACATGTCAGCGCTGCGGCGTCGTGCGCACGTACGACGACGGCGCGGTGACGTACCGCTACCCGAGCAAGGAGGCGTGATGGGCATCGTCGTAGCTGTCGTCGCGATCATCACCGTCGGTGTGCTGTTCGTGCTCAAGTCCGAGCTGAACGGCCTGCTGTGGGGGCGGCGTCGCACGTACGTCGACCCCGACCTGTTCGCCGAGCCGCAGTGCGAGGCGTGCAAGTCGACCGACCTGGTCGACAGCGGCCGACCCGCGAGCGAGGGCTACCGCTACCGCTGCCAGAGCTGCGGCCAGTGGTCGAACGGAGGCGCTCGATAACTGTGGTGTGCCCACCGTGATTCTGAGAATCAGGGTGGGCCATCCACGGCCATCGAGCCGTTGCAACCCCGTGGACATCCCACGGGGCCAAGACAGAACACAGGAGTAACTGTGAACACCAATGCATTCATGCCCATCATCGACCTCGACGCCGACGTCGATGGGCACCGTTCCTGGCTGTCGTTCAAGTGGACCGACGGCACAGGCGCACCGCAGCAGCGCAGCGTCAAGCTCGACTGGGATGCCCACGAGGGCGGCGAGGACGACCTGCAGGCTGCGTTCATCGCGCTCAGTCAGCACTGCTGGCTGATGGGCCACGAGGCGGGCGTCGTCAACGCTCGCGTCGCTGGGGAGGACGGCTACAGCCACGGGGCGCACGTCGACTTCCCGAACCCGTACGAGCGGACCGATGACCGTCACGAAGCGTTCGAGCGGGGCCGCAACCGGCGGCAGCTCGACAACGAGAGCGGCGCACGCATCGAGGCGCTGAACAGTCAGCGGGTCGCCGTGCAGACCGACCGTGACGAGCTGCGCAGGCAGCTCGCCACAGTGACCAGCGAGCGCGACGAGGCCATCGAGCACTGTCACGCGCTGGCTCAGGAGCTGGTCGAGGCTCAGGAGCAGCGTGACGCGATCGCCGAGTCGGCCGAGCAGCTGGCGACGGCGCCCATGCCCACCGTGGATGCGTTCATCCACGGTGTCACCGTCTACCGCAGCGACAGCAACTTCAACGTGACCCACTGGGTCCCGGAGGGTGACGACGGTGAGTGGACCAACGAGTACCTGGCGAGCCAGCTGCGCGGTGCGTTCGCCGACGCCTTCCACCGGGGCGCCGACGAGATGGAGACGTCGATGCGAGCGGAGATGGAGCGAGAGGCCGAGCGCGTGCGAGGCTTCGACCAGAACATCGCCAACCAGGCCCGCATCATCCAGGAGCAGCAGGCCACCATCGCCGACTACGAGCACGACTTCGACATCGTGCGCGAGGCGCTGTTGGAGGAGGCCCAGAACCGCAGCTGGTGCTCGGAGTACGACGACTACGCCAGCGGTGTGAACGCCCGGACGCGTCGCTTCGACCTCATCACGCGGTCCAAGAACTGGAACGTCACCGTCACCGTCACCCAGACCGTGGACTACTCGGTGGTGGACAACGCGGCGTCGAACTTCGGGTTCCCCATCTCCTACGACGTGAGCGGCGCCGAGGCCACCGGCGTGGACTACTTCTTCACGTTGGAGGACCTCAGCGACAACCAGATCGCGGCCAGGGCCGAGGAGCTGCGCCGGGTGATCTACAACAACGTGTCCGAGGTGTCGGACGCTCGCGTCGAATGGGAGGAGACGGACTGATTCTGGGAATCATCGGAGCGAGAAGAGCGATGCAGTACAGTCCGACCTGCAAGAGGCGGGCAGCCACAGCAAGGAGACAGGCAGATGGCACGTAAGGCCGCAGCAAAGCCACCACCGCAACCGCTGATCAGACCGGTCAGCGAAGCCGTCAAGGAGTCCTTCATCGAGTGTCACTCAGAAGGGCACACCTGGCGACGGCAGAAGGGCGCAGTGGACCCGCTGCAAGCGGAGGCCGGGATGCGGCCACCGTTCAACCAGCGGGCAGTCGGCCGACGGGCCTTCTGCGACAGCTGTGGGTGTGAGCGTCTGCGGTGGTACACCGCTTCTGGTGAAGTGGTCAACCGGTACCGCTACGCAGACGGCTACCTGCACAAGAAGCACGGGCCGGACGACGATCCGGCCCCGACTCGGTTGCAGTGGCGGCGAACCCTCGTCGCCACTGTGTTCAAGGACTTCGACCTGTGAGGTCGAGGCAAACAGAAAGAGAGGACGTGCTATGGCACGCAGAGACACACAACTCGCTGAGGCGATCACTCGCCTCAGCTCGGCGATGGTCGAGAGTTTCGGAGCGATGAACGGTCGCCTGGACACCATGAACCATCGCCTGGACACCGTCATCGACGCGCTGGCCGACCTGCGGGTCGACCTCAACCGTCACCTCGTGACGGGTCACGGCGAGGAGGAGTCGTGACCGAACATCGCATCGACGTCAACACCGTGGTCGGCGTCACCCACACCGAGCCGGGCGTCTATCGGTCGCACTGCACGTGTGGGTGGAGCAGTCAGCAGATGCGGAGTCGAGCACTCGCCGAAGGCGAGGGCGACGACCACGTCGTCTACATGACGAGCGTCAACCGCTTTCCCGACGAGGAGAACTCATGAAGCACATCGCGAGCCTCGTCAAGGACGGCCGAGTGGCGTACGCGCTGGTCGACGACGAGACAGGGCAGCTGGTTCCGTTCGCGGAGATTGTGCTGCCCCACCCGGAGCACTTCGGGCTTGTCGAGTCGGCACTGCTCGGCACCAACCTGGTGGAAGTCATCGGGCTCAACGGACGGTCGGCTGGACGACCGAAGCGAGTGACGACAGCGTTGCCGCCGAAGGACCAGCCGCAGCTCGAACTCGATGCGCCCACACCCGAGCCCGAGCCCGAGCGACGAAGGCCGCCACAGGGCAGGAAGGCGAGTGCGCCTCGGCCGTACATCCCAGTCGAGGATGTGCTCGCCGTGATCAACCGTCACCCCGAAGGGATCATGGTGGCGCAGATCGCCGACGAGCTGCTCGACGCGCAGGGCTACCCGGACCACGGGCGGCAGTGGGCGACGGTGGCGGTGTCCAACCGACTGCTCAACGTCGAGACGCGGTGGAAGGAAGGCAAGGCCGAGCTTCCGTACCGTCGGGAGATGGTGCCGTTCGTGCGAGCGGACGGCACTGTGTCACCGAGCCAGCAGAGCAAGGTGCTGTATCCGTTGGCGGCGTCATGATCGGCCTCGCCTGCCTGGCCGTGGCGGCCATCGTGTTCGCCGTCATCGGGTGGAACACGTAGAGGGAGAGACATGGCAAAGCACCAGCTGATCTACACCACTGACCAGCTCGACCAGGTCGTGAAGTCGTTGATGACATCAGCAACAGCGAACACCCAGAAGCGCAGACGGATGCGTGACGGGTCCCAGCAGGCCAAGCAGGCCGCCGTCGATGGCGAACACCTGGAAGCTGCACTGGACATCGCTCGGGCGGCACAGCGGGAGAGCTGGAACGCCTGATGGTTGCGCGCTTCATCCTCGTGTGCGACGTGTGTGGAGCGATCACCGATGACCACTACCCCTATCCGGTTGCCCGGGCACGACGACGTGCCCGGGCACTCGGCTTTACCTACCGCCGCGTTGCCACCACCCCCGGCGACTACCGCGGCAGCCACGCCAGCTACCACCGGTTCTGGGTCGACCTGTGCGGCGAATGCACGTACACGTACGACGGACGGGCGCCGATCCACGGCGCACCGTGGACCAAGCGGCGGGGCAAGTTCAACACCGACGGTGACGCCGAGCCCATGCACCCGGTCGAACCGACACCCTCGATCCGCTACGACGACGTGGTCGTCGTGTATGTCGGGGGACAAGGTCCGTACCGGTTGTACACAGCACTGGTTCGGCAGCTACGCGAGAAGGGAATCAGTCGTTCCCAGCTCGAACGTTTGCGTCGCGAGATGTTCGCCAACGGGGCGGACTTCCTCGACGTGGCGGGCCGGTGGGTCACCATCGAGCAACAGGAGACAGACAGTGAAACAGAAGAAGGTGTGTGCGATTGACCTCGTCGCCGACGTGAAGGCCAGTCTCGATCGGTTGGCGGCGATGCCGCCCCTCGATCGGGCGACATGTGCCCACGAGCTGGGCTCACAGGTTCTCGACATCCAGGCGATGGTCGCCGCGCTGCGGCGATCGGGGGTCCGCGAGCTGCGGACCGACTACAGCCTTTCGGAGGTCGGGGAGATGATGGGTGGCCTGTCGACGAGCCGGGTCAAGCAGATCGAGACAGGACTCGAACGGAAGAGAAAGGAGACGACCTGAGGAATCGGACCCGGTCTGGCCCTGTGGATAACCCGGTCCGATTCCACCAGTGCGGTGGAATCGGACCCGGCATAACCCCTGGTCAGAGTGGAGCTGGGGGGAATCGAACCCCCGTCCGCTTCTTCGAACCCCAGTCTTCGACCGGGGGCAGCCTGAGAAAGAAATCGGACACGTATCCGATTCCACCGGTCACGAATCGGGACCTTTGGAATCGGACGCGGTTCGAGTCCACGGCCGAGTGATTCTCAGAATCACGAGGCTGTGGCGAACGCAGTGAGTAGTACAGACAGGAAGGGACCGTGATGGTTCACAAGGAGTCCTTGGCGTTGGCCGAGGAATGGTTGCAATCGCTGACCTACGGGTCAGTGAAGAACAGGGGTAAGCCGTTGGCTCCCCGAACGATTGACCGCTACCGCGACATCGTGGTCGGTCGAGGAAGGCAGAAGGCCGGGCATCCGACGCCACCGATGTTGGTGTGGTGGCACGGCGTGGCGCCTGGCGAGCCCATCTGGGTGATCACACGTGAGCAGCTGCTGACGTACGTGTACGCCGAGGTCCACGCTTCGGGCGGCGGCACAGCTGAGCCGTCGTCGTCGGAGGTGAACAACCGCCGTTCAGCGTTGCTGAACCTGTTGACGTGGGCGGCCACATCTCCGCCGATGGGCAAGGGCCTGCCGGTGCTGTCGGAGGTGCTGACGTATCAGCCGCCGGTCGAGGAGCGGATGCAGGTGCGACGCAAGAACGTGCAGCTGCATCCGATCGAGGACGGGGTGTTCGGCACGATCTGGGCGACGATCATCCAACCGGACGACTACCTGTGGATCGGGGCGGCGGCCTTCGCAACGATGCGGATCGACGAAATCGCTGACCTCCGTCCGAGCGATGTCGATCTGGATCGGCAGATGGTCAACTTCGTCGCGAAGGGTCGGAAGCGGCGCACCGTTCACTACGGCGAGCTGTTGGACGACTGGTCGTATCTCGAACACCTCGGGCACGATGCCTTCATCCCGAACGAGTGGGTGAAGCGGTTCGAGGATCACGTGTTCAAGCGCCAGGCCGATGCCGAGCAGATGCCGCCCGGTGCGGGCGATCCACCGTGGTGGGTGTGGCCGCACACGGAAGGGGAGTGGCGTCCGCATCGGGACAACCCACGCCAGCGCATCTGGTCACCGTCGGCGAACGATCGCAATCGCTTCTCGAAGCGGTGGCGGTCGCAGCTGACGAGGGCTGGGCTCGGCCGGTACCACGACCGCCCGGTGGTGACGCCGCACCAGCTGCGCCACTTCTGTTCGGTGAACATGTGGCGGGCCGGGGTGCCGTGGCACAAGATCGTGGCTGAGATGGGCCACGACGACAGCGCTACGACGTACGCCTACTCGGACTTCCGTCCCGAGTACAACCGTGAGCGTGCCCGGAATGAGCGCAAGCGAGCGAGAGCAGAGGAGTAACGTCGCCTTCGTAGCGTCGTGAGCGGGAGAGCCCCAGGCCTTCGGGCCTGGGGCTCTCTGCGCGTTCAGGCCCCCCTGTCCCCCCCTGCCACCCCTGCAACCGGTGCCACCAGGTCTTAAGGCGTGACTTGGCCGTACTTACGCGTTACGGTTCTTGCAGGTCGGGGTACTGGGCGGTTCCCCGAGCCGAGCAGGAGAGTGGTCTGGAATGCCGAGGAAGTCACCCAACGATGTGACTGACGTTGTCGTCGAGCGCTACCTCGCTGGCGCGCTCGTCAGTCAGATTGCCGAGGAGGTCGGGCTCGCCCGCTCTACGGTCAACAAGATTCTGCAGCGCAGCGGCAAGGTGCCGCAGCGCTTCGCTGCTGAGGCCGAGACGTCGACTGAGCAGCTGTTGGCCGGACTGCGCGAGCTGGTCCGCTACCTCGAACAGCAACTCGACGAGTCCGAACGCGAGAATCGCTCGCTCAAGCGGAAGGTCGCTGCGCTGCAACAGTCAGCTGTCAAGTCCGTGTCGTAGCCAGCACGTCTCAGGTCGGGCGTTACAATCACAGTCCGTACCGGCCCAGACCTGTACTACTCGGGGAGCCGCCCTCTAGGGGGCGGCTCTTCCGCGCTGACAGACAGACAGACTGACCGACGGACCTCGGCGTCCCCACCCTGGCGGGTGTGAACGCCTCGGTACTGACTGGTGAACAGCTTCTTGCAGGCCGGGGTTCACGGCTGTACCGTCGGCCTCAGAAGGAACGACGGCACCTGCCACCGGCCCAGACCCTGCCGATGACCGACGCCTGGGCTTGGGGGGAAGTGCCCTGATGAGCATGTCGAACGAATGGGACCCTGGGGTCCTGCAGCTGCTGCGCGAGCGCGGCGTCTCGATCGAGACGCTGGACATGATCCGCGCCTACGTCCACGCCCGCGACCGTGTCGCCGACGTCGACCTGCTGACCGCGCCGATCGCCGACTTCGAGGCCAACCGCTCGCTGCTGTTGGAGTTCATGCACCTCGACGTGATGCTGCACGAGACGTACCGCTGGTCGGACGCCGACGCCGTGCTCGGCATCCCGTGGCCGACGCAGATCCGTCTCCTGTTCTCCAACCGCGTCACCCACTCGCCGCTGTTCGCGTGGCTCGAGTACGACCAGGACGAGTTCGAGCAGGACGTGCGAACGGGCATGGGCTACGAGAAGCTGGCGAGCCTGCATCGACTGCCCACGAGCCAGGCCCGCACCCTGTGGCGGGCGTTCCGAGGTTTCTCGAACTGACCCCCAGCACGTCCCCGAAACGGGGTGTGTCCTTGCGGGATGCGGATCGACGACGACGGCGGCATCCACGTCCGCCAGTCTGACCTCGACACGTTCAACCGCTGCAACGAGCGGCACCGCCTGCTGCTCAACCATCCCGAGGTGGCGTCCAACGACGCCGCCGTCTCGGGCACCTGCACGCACGCCGCGATCGAGGCGTTGCTGACCGGCAAGATCACAGCCCGCGACATCGAGCAGTGGGCCTACGAGTACTCCTTGCGCTACTGCCAGGACAACGAGGTGCGGTGGGTGACATGGACGCTGCCCGCCCATGTCGCCGCACACGCCTCGCGCTGCGCCGTCGGGTTCGTGAAGGGCCTCCTGCCCCACATCGAGCCCGGCGGCCAGTGTGAGGCCACGTTCGACGTCCCGCTGATGACGTTCAAGGACCGCCAGGTGTTCATCACCGGCACCACCGACTACGTGCCGCCGATCCAGCGTCTCTACGACTGGAAGACAGCGAGCCGTCGGTTCGACCAGCGCGTCAAGCAGCGCACCGCCATCCAGCCCACCGTGTACGCGGTGGCTGCCGTTCACGGCGCCTTCGGGGCGCCGTTCGAGTGGCCGGTGCGCTTCACCTACGGCGTGATGGTCCGTGGCCGCGAGGCAGCGACCACGCAGCTGGTCGACGTGCAGCGCACCCAAGCTCACGAGGGCTGGTTGAAGGACCAGCTCCTCACCTACCTGAACATGCTGACCGTGTTCGGGCCGTTGGCTCCCTGGCCTCGCGACGAGGACCACTACCTCTGCAACGAGAAGTGGTGCCCCGTCTGGTCGATGTGCAAGGGCGCCCGTCTGTCCAACGACGAAGACACCTGGGCCGCCTGAGCGCGGGCCCGGGTCAAGGAGATGCACATGGATGACCGCGATCGTTCCATCGTCACCCAGGTGGCGTTCAAGGAGGCGAGTTCGCACGCCGGGCGGATGGGGATGGACCTCACCGTGCCCGAGCACATGGCTGCGTTCGAGCAGGTGTTCTCGTTCCTGACCGAGTCACTGTTCCAAGCGATCGGCGGCCAGACCGCCGCCGAGTCGGTCATCAAGGCCTTCCCAGGCACGCAGGTGGTCGCGGCGCCCCAGTACGGCCAGCAACCCCAGTACGCGCAGCAGGGGAGCTTCCAGCAGCCTCAGGCGTTCCCTCAGCAGCGGGTGCTGACCGCGCCACGGGTCAAGGGCCAGAGCAACGGCGAGTTCCCCGAGTGGGCGCTGCAGGCGTTCGCCGAGCAAGGCGTCACCGAGGTCTACGACAACCGCCACATGCTCGCCACGAACCCGAAGCGGCCGTGGTTCAAGTCCACCACCGGCGGCGACAACGCCCCCGCCTTCTGGCCTCCTGACCGGTGACCGAGCTGCTCGGTCCCGTTGAGTTGGAGGCCGGGTGGGTGGAGGCAGAACGCCAGGCCACCTTCAAGCACGTCCGCCCGCTCACCGACGCCCGCACCCGCCTGGTGCGTGAAGCGCAGTCGGGACGCCGCATCGAGTTCGGCATCCCCGCCATCGACCACGAGACACGCGGCGTCAGCCCCGGTCACCTGGCGATGATCACCGGCTACTCCCACAACGGCAAGACGTTGGTCGCGCTGCACGCGCTGTACCACAACCGCACCAAGCGCATCGCCCTGTTCATCCCCGACGAACCGGCGCCGCTCGTGCTCGCCAAGCTCGCCTCGCTCGTGTTCGACGTGTCGGCCCGGCTCCTCGAACGCAAGGTCGCCGAAGGTGACCGCGGTGCGCTGCGGATGCTCGACGAGACGTTGGAAGAGTTCCCCGAGCTGTTGATCTTCGACCGGCCGATCACACCCAAGCTGCTGCGCGAGAGCTACGAGGAGGCCTGCCAGCACTGGGGCGACGAGGGCGACCTGGTGGTCGTCGACTACCTCGACCTGGTGCAGGCCGGTGACCACCTGGCGAACAAGGCCGACGCCGTCAAGGCGTTCGGGACCGAGTACGAGGTGCCGTTGATCCTGCTGCACCAGACGTCGCGGTCATCGGGCGCCAACGGGCGCCCGATGCGCATTGATTCTGGGAATCAGGGCGGCGAGGTGTGGGCCACGTACCAGCTCGGGGTGTGGCGCAAACGCCACG